ACCATTAAAATAATCTACAGCATTAAGTATAGCATCTTCTTCACCTTCTAGTAATACTTTAGAATTAAGTGCGGCCTTTGTATCAGCTTCGTATACTTTACGTAACTTAAGAGATTTAGCAATTTTAGTATCTTCAATTACGTCGCTAAGTACATCGTCAAACTCACCTCTTTCCATAGCAGCTATTGTAGCTTCTTGTGCTTTTTCTAAGGCATCAGATCTACTACCACTTAACTCAAATCTTTTGTTGTATTCCTTTTTAAAGTACTCACCAGCTTGGTCGTAGATATTTTTAGTTGTAGTTGTCCGCCAAGTATAATCACCATATTTTTTTGGATCACCCTGTATCGAAGCTAACTCTTTAGCTCTACCATCAGCTAGTGAGTAAAATAATTCAGACTTGACACTAAACTCAGGTCGACTAAACTCACTCTTTTCACCAGCTTCTAGTAATTCTTCTGCCTGTTGTCTCAGTTCTTCATTACTAAATGTAGTTAGCACATCTCTTGGAACTTCTTGACCGTTGTTAAGTCTAAGTCTAATATCATCAAGTCTTTTTTGTTCTGATGCTAAGTTGTTTTTTTGATTATTATCAATAAAAGCATTAGCTATTTTATTAGCATTAGCTGGTTGTATCTCAGAGTAACTAGATAGTTTACCAGTACCAGCATGCTGCTTGGCTACAAACTTATCATGATGTAATAAGTATTCTATATCCTGTTCATCAAACTGATCTATGTTCTTGATAATCATATCAGCCCACATCTTGTTAGCTTCTCTGATTGGATTAGGATGACCTTGAGCTTGAAGTATTGCTGTTTTATTTGCTATAAATCCAGACTTATCGTAGACACTACTGATAGTAGCAGACTTGACGTTTGGATTATTAAATGCTTCAGACGATACTTTGATAGCATTGATGTAGTTTTGAGTAGTTGTATTAGAAAGTAAAGTATTAACTGCATTATTTTCTACATCATAGTTCTGAGAATCCCACGATTTTGATGTTGTATCAAAGCTAGGCATAAAGTGTGTAATAACTTGATGCTCAGTCATTCTAGGATTAGCCTTAGCAAACATAGCTACAAAGTTAGCCCCTGCAACTTTCATCCACTCTTGCTTTTCTGAGAATGTTAAGTCTTCGTACAACTTATTATTATACAGTAAGCTTGCTTTAGCTATTTCTAAGTACTTTGGCCAGTAGGTCTGCATGCTTTTTGCTGCATGTCTACCATTTAAAAATTCATTAGCTGTTATAGCTTTTTTAAAATCAAGCAGTTGATTGCCTGATACAGCTTGACCTGTAGTATCTTCACCAGTTTTTTCAATAGTTGCTATCTCTATATCTTCATCATTCTTAAGATCACCTTCTACTTCTTGAATATTTTTTTCAACAGTAGCATACGTTTCTCGTTTGTTAGGATCACTGTAGATAGCTACAAGCTCCTCAAAAGCTTTTTTATCTTCTCTAAACTCTTGACGCTGATCTAAAAATGCCTTACCAGTTCTAGTAAGAGATAAAAGGTTTTGTAAGTTTGTAGAAGTTTTACCAGATACTGTCTGATTATATCTGTTAATTTCATCTTGGAAAAACTGTTGCCTATCCTTGATGTTTTTGTCAATCTGTTCGTTGACTTTTTTAGTTAGATCAGGCTCTGTCTCTTCATAATCTAACTTTTCGTTAGTAAAGGGAGCAGCTTCCTGTCTCCCTAGATATTCAAAATAAGATTGTGTCATTAGCTTAAATCAAAATTAAGGGACTGTGACCAGTTTATTCCTGTTGGCATATTAAGACCCGGGGTAAACATAGTTGCGTTTACACCTCCTAAAACGTCTGTAAACTTAAATGCGTCGGCAGCACTTTTAGCTCCTAGACCTAAGCCTTGTATACCACTTACAAGACTTACAACAGTACTTGCAATACTTAATGCACCGCTGAGTCTATCAGATGGAGGCATCAATACTGGAGCACCATACTCTGGTCGTATACCTAATGCTTCTCTTGTTTTAGCTTGTGCACTTTGAAATTGCAAAGTTCGTGCTCTGTAGCGTCTCTGCATCTGTACACCAAACTCTCTTTGTACAGCATTATCTAACTGTCCTCTTGCTCTTGTTAAAGCAACTAATCCTTTCTTTTTAGCTCGTCTATCTCTACCACCTTCATCGACTGAAGCTTTGCTTGAATAATATTTTATAAAGCCTGCTTGGTAAGCTTTTCTTGCTTGACCCTGTACATACAAGGCTCGCTGGTAGTCATTACTGATAGCTCGACTATAACCTGTGGCAGCACGTTGCATACCACGAATAGCGGATGTTTCTCTATTCCAATATTTTAGTGATTCGGAGCGATACCTAGCGTCCTTCTCCATCCACCTTTGTCTGGCAGCATTTCTAGCTGCGGCGTTAGCGTCTATGCACACGGCAAAATTCTATAAATGGTAATTGATATGGTCCGTTCTTAACTATACGTAAGAACTTAAAACCTAAAAACTTTAACAGTTTTAAATGTACTGTATTTCTACAGTCTACTATGTTCCACAATAGAGGCTCTTCACGGCTATCGACATACCGTTTGGCTTCTCTTGCAAATGTGATGGGATAACGATGAATCTCTGGAGTGCATAACATCCAGATAGCTCCACCGTCTCCTACTCCGGCTAGTCCGGCAGTCTTGCCGTCAGGGACTGTGAAATACACAGCAGAGCCTTCTTTAGCGACCATAGGTAGAAACACCCTCGGATCTAGTCCGTGGCCTTCTGTGACCTCTCTGTAGTCTTCTAAGCGTAGGTTGGAGGCTACCTCTGTGGCAGCCTCGATAGTGATTGGGTGTATGTAATTAGGCACGTTTGTAAAATAATGGTGAGTAGTCTCCCTCCCATGCCATTGCTCTTAGGGTAGCTGGAGCTGGGTGACTTGATTTAAGTGTAATATCTACGTTTTTATTCTTTTCGTAGACAGGTATAGTTTTAATGTAATCTTCTAAATAAGGTACTCTTGATGCACTGTAAGAGTCCATGGTTGTTGACTCATATACTTCTGTGTAATCATCTTTTCCGACACGTTCAAGAGTTGTCTCATACATACCTACTTTACCGAAGTGTAGTTTAATTCTATGTAAAATAAGCGATGAATTAACATCAGCAAAAGATTTTTCTCCTGAGATTTTTTTAGGGTAAATTGTAGGAAACTTAACTAGGTACTCATAGAGGTATCCTATACGTACTGTTGTGTTTTGCCAATCTCCCGGTACAGTAAAGCTTGTGCCTGATACTGTACATTCAGCATATCTACCTTGCCCATCAGTGGGGGCTGGTGTACCACCTTCATCAATAATAACTAACTTATAATTAGGTGTGGTAACATTAGGTAGCCAACTAACATTACTAAATGTAGTTAGATTAGTTGTATCATTATATCCTCCACCACTAACTGTAGTGTGGTTATCTAAATGTATTTGAAAGATTAGATCTTCTTCTCTAGTAATGGTAGGATCATCGTCTGCTTGTACAAGCTTTATACTTTGTAAGAAGTTATCTGTATCTACAAAGAAATACTCGTCATTTATAATAAAATGATACAGTAATGGATTGTTTAATTTCCATTTAAACCATGCTTGTTGTTGTCTTTTATCACCTATAGCTAGATATTTATAACCAAATACTGTGTCAGAGTTAGTTTTACCTATTAATATAATAGAGTTTTCTCGTGAATTAGTAAATAAATCTAGATCTTTTGGTAGTAATGTAGGTACTAGCTTGCTAATTTCTACAACATCAGGCTCTCCTTCTCTAGATGTGTTAGCCATTTCGTTTAATCGACTAAATTTACCAGAGTTATCGAGGTAAGATATAGTAGTCCCTAGTGATATAGGAGGTATATCTTTATTATAATTAAATGTAGACACACTACGTAACTTAGCTGTGTCCGGATTCAGCACAGTATCGTCTGTAGATAATAAAAACTGTTGGTTTGTACTAAATACTAACAACCCAGCATTGATTTCTATACCATCAAATATATCAGATGGAAACATAGATGCAGCAGATATGTCTATAGGGTCACTAGCTGATACGGTTAGAGCTGATTCTACAAAGAAATCAGGCGTACCTAACGTGCCCGGTCTAGATAGTATGACGTTTTCTCCTGATAATATAGCTAATCTGTTACGGAAAAACAGTACTTTATTAATACGTGAACCTACAAATGTAGGCATAGGGTTAGTATTATTATCTCCTACTCGACGTGTTTGATATGTAAAAGGTCTAACAGTAAATGTAGTTACAGCTGTACGCTGTATTACCAACGGCATGTTAGTTAGTGTATTTGTAATACCCGGAATTGGGCACTCGCTCCATGATCCAGCACCATCTAAATTATTTTCTCCAGTAAATCTAAGGTAGTAATCATCCTCATCTGACATTCTTGCGTTAGATACTTTAACGACGTATCCATGTCTACACATGTTAGGTAGTCTTGTAACATCGTTTACTGATTTTTGGAAGACTCTCATAAGATCTTCTTCAGCTACTTCTACACTAAATGGTGAGCTACTAGATAGATATATACCCGGTCCTATAACCTTAGCATCTATACCAGATGGTAACTGAGCAACCATACCAGCTAAAATAGTATCAGCAGTAACAGCTGTATCAGCATCAAATGGGGTAGGAGTGGGTCGTACTAAACCATCACCATTATTAGTAAGTGTAGCTTTAACTTGTGTAGTTTCTATCTCTGTAACAGTAATGTCTAGATAGGCTTGACTTCCTCCACTGCCAGTCACACTAGCTGCTTCATCGGCAGCCGCTGGTATCACTCTTACGACATCTCCTACATCCCAACCTTCTCCACCATGTAGTAAAACAACTTCTAGATTGTAGCTACATCTATAGTTATCTCCACCCGGTCCATTAGTATTAGCATTATAGTTAGGGCTAACACCTTGCTGACCTAGAGCGTTGCAGCGAAATACTAAGTTATCTTTACCTGATGTAAGTACAGTGCCACTACTATTCTTTACATCGAATATATTCTCTGATGTACCATAACTGCTTTTAGCTGTAACAGCAAAAACCTCAGTACCAATACCGGGGCAGTGACCTGTGCCATCTGATTCATCATAGTTATTACCTGTAATTTTAACTTTAGTTGCACGTTTAATTGATGTTAAGTTATTTGTAGATGTATCATCAAATATATTTAGTCCGTATTGTCTTCCGTTTTCTGTTCGTAGAAGCTCGATCATAGCACAATGAGCTTCTGGTCTGTCAGGTGTTGTACCTGTCTCTCCTACTAAAGTATTAGAATTAGTAGTATCACGACTAGAAACAAAGGTAGTGTCGTTGATAGTAAGGAACTGTAGATTCTCTGGTTCACTTGTTGCTAAATAATTTTGTACTGTTGTCTGATGATCTGTACCATCGTGTGTGTAGCTGGTAGTCATTAGTTGCCCATCACTGCAACGCCAGACTCTGACTTGTCCATCAGCTGCTACTTGACCTACATAAGATCCTTCTGACTCATCACGGAAATAATGAAACCAAGAGCCACCACTCTGTACATTTGAAAGAGGTGCAGTACCTACTCTGGCTGCACCCGGTCTTTTATATAATCCAAGTGTAATATCAGGTATTGCATTGACAATATCCGTTAGCTGTCCTTGGAATTTTAAGTGGTCTGGTTGTTGTGAAATGCCCGAGACGAAGCTAGGGATAGTTTGTGTAATGCCTGCCATTATCTTCTAAGGTTTCTCCATGGTTGATAAGTAGTGTATGCTGTATCATCTTCAAATCCAAACATACTATGATTGCCTTGGTTGCACTCGTACTCCATAAGTGCAGCACGTGCTAGAGCTTCCTGTGAGCCTAGCAGTTGTACAAGTTGTGGATTAGCTACAAGCTGTGTAGCTGCCATACGTGAGGCTCTGTAAGTTATGTATCTTTTAAATACAGGAGGTAGATCTTCATAGTTATATAATCTAATTACATCTAACTCGATTGAGTCAGCCATGTCAGTAAAAACATCAGTATGCTCAATTTTATCATATAAGAATCCGCCACGTCTGACAAAGTTATAATGTCTTCTGCTCCAGTTATCCGGTAAATCTATCTTAACTATGTCATCTGATATAGCTATCTTGTTTGTAACAGAATCTTTGTTAAATGTTACATGACGTTCTCTGTTAAAATGCCAGCCTTCCGCCTGTGTATCAACATTTGCATCACGTAGTAGATTGTATATAAATTGTATTTCTGGGTTAGCGTTAGCTATAGCTCCAGTAGATGGATCTTTTAATTGTGTAATTGGTGCTTGTCCGATAGCTCCCAGTATTGAGTTAACTGCGGATAGTTCGGTATCGGTTTCAATAGTTGTGGTAGC